ACGGGGGCTAAGCCCTCTCTAGCAAAAATGTTCTCAGCTTTTACAGCTACAGGGTATCTAATACCTTGCGGTCCCTGTAACACTCTTATTACGTCAAACCTAATATTGCGGAAGAAAACTTAGCCTAGTGGATCTTTAACAAGTCACTTTCACTACCCACCGACATGTATCAAATACACGCAGTATAGGATAGGAGGGAGTGACCTGCCCCGAATAAAAGATCTCACGGAGGGATTACTTCTTGTGCTATCTCTACGCCTGTAGAGATAATCCCGCCAAACCTAGACACCTGTTCTTCTGGTGTCATCACGTAGGTCGTTGGTTGGTATACGACCCACATCTCTTCACCCGCTGGTTCCTCTTTAAAATAGCGGGTTACTCGTCGGTACAACCGACGCACATACGCGATTAGAGCGCTCATTGGTCTTCAAGAAAACGAAATAGAGGTTTACCCTCTCCTTCCCAAACGGCATAGTCAAGACTATCCCACGTTGGGGCCGTAAAATGAACGCCCTTATCTAACCAAGCTTTACACAAAGATCTTACTACTTGGTTATAATAATCGGGTCCTCGCGTATAGGCTAATCTAGTACACATCTCTGAATTTACAAGACTAGCAGCCCGATTATCCATACTCTTCCAAATCCAGTTGGCCGTATCTTCTATCGATGACATTTCTAACGGCGCTAACCACTCTCCTTCACGAGTTGGATGTCGAAGGAATCCTCGCTTCAAGTACGTAGCCTCCTCTAAGGAACACCACTTACGCACGACGCCTGATTTTGCTGCGTCGGTCATCTTGAGACCTTTACTTCCGAAATACTCAATTAAGGTCTCATTATTAAACCAGTCTTTTATTTCTTCTTTCACGGATATGATCAAATCATCTCCGTTATGACGAACTAGGACAAGTCTATCAAAATCGTAAATGGAATACCCACGAGGGGCTAATTCTATAAACGCACACCGAATATATAGTGAGTTTACTCCACTATTGTCCGGTGCCGTTCGGCACTCCCCTGATGGAAGTCCACACACTGGTCTAAACAATAGGTTATTAACCAGGTGTGGGGGATGTGCAACCTCATGCATAAGGGAATCAAAAGATTTAAAGAAATCCTCGTCTTCAACCCCATTATGCCTATACCACTCTTTCATAATATTTAACCACGTAAAGAGCAGTACCGTACTTAATCGGGGTCCATACCCTGAATAATCTGCCGTCAGAATATAAGGCGAAAAGGATAACAATTCATTCGCCAATCTACTCCACTCACGGCCATCTGGATTAATACCTAGCGTATTTTCAGCTGATGTTCTCGCTGTCGTATACGCTGCTACAAAATCTAATGAATATTGCCTCATCGCTATTGTTAACGTTATAGGCGATATTTCAAAAATACGGGTTTTCCCCGGGGTCCGTAACTTTTCTCTCAAAATTCGTGCATCTTTAGTACAGCACGTAAACGCACCCCAAGGAACTAATCCTTCTTTGCGTTGTTCTTCATCGGCCATTAATCGCTCATACAAAAGCGGATTAAGACCAGTAACCCGTACCCTATTCGATGTCTCATCAAGTTGGAAAAGCCATCGCTTATTTGTATAATGAGGTGGCCGAAGTTTAACCCAGGGCCAACCCTCCGATGTTGACATTACTATAGGATCATATCCCGGGATATCAAACCCTTCGATACTCTCCTTGATGGATAACTTCCCAACTGACGACCTAACCGGGATCACAGTAGTTAGGATCTTTCCTTGCAAGTTTTCAGCAGCTTGAGAGACTACTTTTGGTGAAAACTCATCAATCTTTAAACATCGTTTCTGAACGCCTTCCATAAGCGGATCGAAACCATATTCATTAGATAACGGTGCTGGTGATGTTCGCACCGGAAATACCCCTTGAATGTCTGAGGGTATTATCTTCGAAACTGCAGCTACTTTTACCTGCAGTTGTCCTGGAACTTGCGCAACTTTATAATACTCTCCTTTAATTTCAACAGGATTGTCACGCAACTCCAACTGCGGTTCTACATACTCTAGAGGGGTCTCTTTATTATCCTCAAAGGTGTCACGGAACAATAACTCACCGTAGCCTGTTGTTTTACCACGGCCCGCAGTATGAATAGCTACTAACGGAGTAGCCATTTGAGGCGCTAGTACCAAAGTACCACACCTTCCTTCACCCCCCCAGGAATACTCAAACCCTTGACTTATCTCCCATTTAGATGAACAGGGAGTTCCGGGAACTACAATAGGTGACTTAATTGATTTCCCAGTAATATCGACATGGCTCCGCTCGTCTACAAAAACTTCAACTAACTCGAGCTGAGCCGGATATGCCCCATCATGTATTTGTTGTTTGGGCATATATTTAAGTATATTACTAAAGTGAATAGGGAAAGATTTTGGAAATTCTCCCATACCGTACCCTGTTGACTGACGGGTCCAGCTAAAAAGTATATCACTCAGTTTATACTTAATCGATAATCTATTATTAACAGTAATAACTGTCACTTCTTCAATTCCAAGGGCTTGGAAGGCCTCGATATAATGTTTTAACACTATAAATCGATGGTTATAGAGGCCTATACATCTTGCGCGAATTATACCTTTTGTTTTTGGATTTATTGCTGTAATAAAGAAAACATTCGCGCTCAATTTTCTTTTTATATTCACGTACCCATCACTCATAGATTTAAGGGTGCAATCTTTTAAGTCCGTATTAGGTTTTATCAACTCTACAGCTCGAGTCGCAACGGACTTGACTCCTTTGATATCCTTAAAATCTCCCGATGGATGGAGATTTGCTTCAACGTCTTCACCTCCAAAATATGATGATACTAAATATTGAAGGCCTGCTACCACAAAAACTGAAGCTATGACAAGCAGAACCATTTTAATAAACCTCCAGAGAACATCTAGAAGTTTAAGTAATGCATTGCCTACTAGCTTACCAAACCGCTGATACCAGCTCTTTTTCTCAACTACAACTGGTCCAACGGTTGTTAAATTCTCACGAGCTTTATGAACTAACAGGCAAACTCGCGGAGCGTGGCAGTATAATTTCTCATAAAGACGTTCATTCGTTCTTTTCATGAGACCCTCACAAATATCACGGGTCTCCTCATCTAGGGAGTCAATTACTGCAGCGATGTCACAAGGTGTAGCATCATCGCTGAATGAAGACGCAACCGCTTTAGCAGCATATAGCTTAAATTTGCTGCACGTTTTCAACCAGGTACACCCTTCTATCTTATTACCATGCTTATCCCGACAATAGTCGAGACGGCACGAATAAGCAACCTTTTCATTCTGAATGTCGCTCATACTCATTAAAGTTTTAGACTGCACTAAATACGTATAGGCAGTCGAATCAAGATCGAAGAATGTATGAGCACATTTCGGATGATAGCTATCTCTACACATTCTGGCAACAGGTTCTATCATTGCCTTATCTTGGGCATTAGCATAGAGCCCAAGCTCATCCACATCATTTAGTAGAGTACCATAGTACCGTTTCACATCAAATCCTGACGTACCTGATTGACTAGATGTACTAGCAGTTACCGTCTTATCTTCCTTATCCCCTCCTACTTTACCCTGGGGAGCTACAGAGGTCGAAGGTTGTGGATCTATTACCTCTGGTGGTGTCTCTGTAAATATCAATGGATTATATTTAGATGACGTTTTAGAATGGTCAAGCCACTCCGATAAAAATCCATTTATAGATCCACTCTGAACATCACTATCCTGAGCCTTTTGAAGTTTAACCTTCATCTCTTCAAAAGTCTTTCCTGCCATCTCCAGATATTTTGATAAATCTCCAGACCCGTCTTTTACGTTATTAATAAGACGGATAGCTCTATCGCAACGCTCACCATACGATTTACTTTCTTGATCATGAAAACGTTTAGCTGCATCGCGTATTACTTTTCCGACAGTAACATTATACTCTTCGCCTGGAACTCTTTCTATTAACTTTTCCGATGAGAGTTCTTTCTTAAACACATTTGTTAAAATGTATACATTAACATGACTCAAAGTATTCAGCTGTTCAAACGAATACTTTTCCTGTATTTTTGTCTTTTCTGAGTCATTTGGATCTTTAAACTCAAAGCGAAGTAATAAATCTCGGCGCCGATTATATGCGCCATCATTATGGATATCAGGGATATCCTTAACGTACTCATAGTTAGCTGTCACAAACAGATTAGAGAAATTTATCATCCGATCCTTATCTTCTGTCATACTATAAGGCGGATTAAACAAAGTTGTAGATTTCATCTGAAGAAACTGAACAAATAGCTCAGGATCTACTGTGGGACGAAGTGTCAAAAAGTCGTCAATAAAGACCGTTGGTTGGCCTTTCATAGCATCGAAATATTTTTGGCCTGCTGTAATGGTATGATATGGAATGGGATACGAAGAACCCATTTCCATTGCAAGCTCTGTAGCGACATTTTGAAGATATCTAGTCTTCCCACACCCGGGTGTTCCTGCAACCCACAAGCAAAAAGGTTCATAACGCGCAGCAGAGAACATCTTAGCGTTTACTAAGGATTGCTCTAACTTCTGTAGCTTATCATTATAGCTACGTATTAGTTGGCTTATTTGGGGAGTTGAAACCCTCTTAGCTGTTGAATTATCAGCCAACTGTATACCACGCCCTACAACCGCTAACTCAAAGGCCTTCATAGCCCAATCTGGGTTGAGTAACACTTGTTGACGTACGGCTGGATTAAGGATAGCCGTAGACTCCATTAGCCACTTTTGAAGACGGACATCAGTGACTCCCGCAATTAGATGTGCATGCGGGGATGTTGTTCCAAAACAACTTAAGAAGCGAGAATACACTCTCTTCAAAAGTTTAAAACTGTCCGATACAAATTGCCCTACAAAAGTTGTCGAGCGGGCAACTAGTCCAAATTTAAATAAGCCTAAGCCTATATCGGACATATTCTCCATCTTCATGCCTTTTAAGCAACACAAAGAGGCTATACTACCGTATAGCAACCCCGCATACTCCTTTACAGGATCATCTTCAAAAGACGGTCCTTGAGGTGAAGCCGGGATTCCCTGTGGAGGTTCTGTGAGGCCCTTCATCTTGCTCCATATCTTTCCAAGTAAAGTGGCAATCATAGTAAATCCTTGGAAAGAGAGGCCAAATATCAGCTTATAGATGTTAATTAACGACCAAATTACTGTTCCTTTGGTCGGGCTGATTACCATATGAACTATTTGCGATATAAAATCAAATAGCCACGATGCATTATCCTTAGCTGCCTCTAAAACTAAGGTAATTAAATTCATGTCGGATGTTTGTTTTCCTTGTGCTACGCTCGACGACATGAAACTGCGTAGTCCTTGACGAGGCTTATCCATATAAGATTTTAATGTTTCAAGGAACGATGACATCCGTTTGGACGTATCTTGTACAGCTGCGGCAGTATCCGCAATCGTTCCTTTAGCCTCGGATATATCTTTAGCTGCTTTTCCAGCAGCTTCTATCGACTCAACCACTTTCGCGACCGAGTTACCAGCAGACATACTACACTCTCCTTCCTCGGGAGTGCCCTTTATATCCATATTAGGTTCAGCATTTATCTCTGAAATATCATACATAGCTGGAAAACCTTGCCAAACCTCTAGATTCATATCATCGGCTAGAGAATAATACACCTCTAGCTTAACATCTTGCTTAGTTGTTGAATGCACCCATATATAAATATGACCATTATCGAATGGCCCCGAACTATACGGTGCTAGCAAAGACATTTCACTCTGTTGATAATATGGAATCTCAATAGTGAGAACACTATTCACATTCAGAGCTTGAACACTCGTCGCATACTGAGTGTTAAGCATATCTGCTACTGTGCGTACTTTATCACCCATACGCACTATGGGGGTTCCTGCTGGTACGTTATCATCATAACGGTGTTGGACATATAACGTACTTCCTTCTGGAGGAGCTCCAATAACTACAAATCGCAAACGTATACCTCCTCGATAAAGATAATACGCACTTGCGACTGTAGAACACACGCCCTCTCGTGCCCGGTTATCATACTCGCGGGACGTAGCAGGATCTATTTGACGTGTGGGATG